TAAAGTATCAACAAAAATAGTTGTTCACTATTATCGCTTGGCACTTATTGTTTTGTGACACCAACGACAACCAATAAACAACAATCATGTCTATTGTCCCAACCGTCGATGACCAGCTAGTTGCTGAAGGAATCATCAGCGATTTGGCAGATGATGTGATTAATGATTCGACTCTAGCAGTCAAATCAATTAACTTGGCCTATCAAGGCTTTGATCCCGTGTATCTGATGCAGGTCCTAGCATATCGTGCTAGGGATGCGAAGATTTCAGCCGTCAATCACAAGTCTAATCTGAGGACTCTTGCCTTGATCGGAACAATGAGAGGTTCGAAGATTGAAACCATCTCTGGTAGATCTGGCCAAGAGCTCAAGGATTTCCTTGTGAAAATGGTCCGGGACTACAAGCTAAAGTCTGGTAGACCAACATCCAACCAAGATGCTACATTGTTGAGAATTGCAGCCATTTATGCAGCTCCATTGGCTATTGCAATTAAGAACAATGCTGTGTCCATCACTACGACCATTGCTCCGAACAATGTTGCTCCTGGTTATCCTCGCTTCATGTGTCTGTCCACTTTTGGAGCTTTGATTCCTTCTGCTGAATCAATGAGAGAAGGTGAACAAGCTCTAATTGCTGGAGCCTTTGCTGAGCATCAGGCTCTGTTTGATCGTGTGATCAATTCGAGAACCAAGAATTACTCACCAAAGGATGTGATTAAAAATTACATCCAGATCCAGCAGTTGTCTGCTCTCTACTCTGAAGGAGATCGGATTAAGACTCTGTTGGCATTGGGCTTGATTGAGATGATGGGTAACCAGATGTATCAAGTTACAGCTCTATATCGATCAGCCCTTAATGCTGCAAAGCAGAAGTGGGATGCTAGAGTGTAGTGATCTTTAATTAAAGATGAGATGATCCTCCCCCATAAACAAAAGGATCAATATTTGGTTAATTGACTAAACTCATTTCAAAATTCGGGGGTTACAGCCGATGGCATTTTGTGCATAGTGGAGAACAATGAAACATCGCCTATGATATTGTCGATTGTGAATCTCTTTTTGAAGTTAATAAAATCGTCGTATGAACAATGGGCTGCATTACCTCACAGGCGGGAAAATGGTTCTAGGATTTGGAAACATCTTATCTTCTATATTCTTTAACCGTTGTTTCAAGCAG